AAAGCAAGATATGATGACGCTGCTCAGACTAAAACTTTGATCGTGATGCAGATACTTGGCAATACAAAAACCTTTTTCGATAGTCAAGCATACATTCAAGATACAAACGTTACTGAGTATTTAAACAAGACAATAGAAGATGAGTATGGTATTTTGTTTAACATGGCTCAAAATAATACACTTCAGGAGATGATAGATGCCCAGTATTGAGTATTCGGGGATGAAGATAACTGGAGGCAAAGTCTTCGCTATCTTTACTTTATTAGGCGCACTAGGTGGTGCAGCTTGGACAGGTTTTACTTTTTATCAGGATTATCTTGATATGAAGGAGAAGATAACTCTTTATACCGAGCCTGACCTCTCTCAATATGATGAAGGCATGGCTGTGTTAAAATCAGAGATAGATATGATACTGCAGGAAATAACCATAATATCTGACGTAGCACGTGATATGCGTTCAGATATGAAAGCTGATTTACGCCAACAATCTGGAGATATCCGACACATAACTGAAATTGTAAATGACGTGGAAGATAGGCAAAAAGAAGATAATAGAGAGCTTCTTAATGAAATGAAATTACTAGAAGAAAGTCTTGACTTAAAGATAGATAAGGCTTTAAATAATCCACTAAGCGGTATGTCCGCTAAATCAAAATGAGGAGTTAATCATGTGTACTTGTAAAACAGATGCGGATTGTATATGTCGTTTAAGATAGAAATTAAAACAGTTTTACCTTATCTGGTGTTATTTGGAACAATAGCCATGACATGGGGTATGTGGTCAGAACGTTTAAATGCAGTAGAAAAGAAAGCAGATAGTGTTGCAAAAATGCAGCAAGATATTGCTGTCATTAAAGAAAAGATTCTTCAAATGGATGATAGAGTTATGTGGATTGAAGAATTTTTAATTAAAACTATTGAATACTAATGGCCATATCTAGATCACAAATGAGACAACAGGTATCTAAGCCTGGCATAAAGAAAATAAAAAAGGTGGCAAGACCCAAAAAAAGGAACAGGAAAAAAACCTAAAGGTTCGGGAAGGAGATTATATACAGATGAAAATCCTAAAGATACTGTCGGTATTAAGTTTGCTACACCACAGGATGCGAGAAAAACGGTCGCAAAAGTTAAAAAAGTTAAAAAACCATTTGCTAGGAAAATTCAAATCCTCACCGTCGGAGAACAACGAGCAAAAGTAATGGGTAAGACAGAAGTTGCTAATATATTTAAAAAAGGTAAAGTAAGCATAAGGAGAAGTAGAAATGGGAAAACAATCTAAACCAGGGAATAAGCTATGTCCAAGAGGTAAAACAGCAGCAAAAGCTAAGTTTAAAGTATACCCTAGCGCATACGCAAACATGTATGCTAGTGCTGTATGTAGTGGAAAAGTCACGCCTGGTGGTAAAAAGAAAAAGAATAAAGCCATGGGTAATTCTATTTCTCAAAACAGAAAAGCCGTATCTTTTAAAAGAATGGCTAATGGTGGATCAATTGTTGCAGCAGGTTGTGGAATGGTTGATTCAGGTAGACGCAAAAAAACTCAACTCTACGTCTAAGGAGGTAAATCATGGATAAAATATGGAAAAAGTGGAATGGCTTAAATAAAAAAGGCAAAGCAATAGCTGCTGTATTTGTTTTAGTTGTTCTATGGGCTATTTACAATCAAATCTGGTAATGGCTCAAAAGGGTTTACGTGCTTGGGTAAAAGAAAATTGGGTTGACATAGCCAATAAAAAATCTGATGGATCTTATCCTAAATGTGGTAGAAGCGGTGGAGAAAAAAGAAAAAACTATCCTAAGTGCGTACCCATAGCAAAAGCAAGAGCTATGTCAAAAGGTCAAAAATCAAGTGCCGTTCGGCGCAAACAAAAAGCTGGTAATCCTGGTGGTAAACCGACCATGGTAAAAACAATTGTCAAGAAGAAAACTCGCAGAAAAAATAAAAGATGATGTAATTAATTGGTCTAAGTATGTCTTAGAACCAATGAATAAACACCTTGGTTTTCCTGCATGTCCTTTTGCCGCTAAGTGGCGAAAAGATGGTAAGCTAAGAATAGAAGTAAGATCTGACAAATCTAAATACGAAAAACACTTAACAACGGTACTTAAAGACTGGAATAAGAAGAAACACGATATAATTATATTTTGTGATCCTTTTTGGGAACAATATACACCGGAACAATTTCAAGATAAGATAGATTTTTACAATAAAACATATAATCGTCGTGATGTTTATTTTATGGGTTTTCATCCTAGTAATCCTGCCTCAGTAGAGGAACAAGAGTTTTTAGTAGAGCCTACTGATAATTGTAAATATGAGACTGACTTGGCTTATTCAATGATGTTAATACAAAAATTTAAGCAGCTATATGAAGCAAGTTGCAAACTACATAAGATAGGTTATTATGAAAAATGGCCAGCCGAGTATTACGATGAAGTCGTAAAAACAAGGCAAGACGAATACGAACGTATATTTAAAAAGGAGAAGACATCATGATGAAGAAAAAAAATGTTGTTAAAATGAGAGGCGGCGGCGGAGCAAAAAAGAAAAGCGTTGTTAAGAAACGTGGCGGCGGAATGATTAAAAAAATGCGTGGCGGTGGTTCTGCAGGCGCAAACCCTCATAAAGCAAGAAGAGGCATGTAATGGCTACCTCGGGTACTCACACTTTTAATTTAAGTTTTGATAGAATTATTGAACGTGCTTATGCTCGTTGTGGTAAATCTTTAAGAACTGGTTATGAATTACAAGCAGCAAGAGATAATCTTAATTTGCTTTTTTCAGAATGGGGAAACCGAGGTATTCATTTATGGAAAGTAAAAAATCACACACAGAATTTAACTGCAAGCACAACTACATATACTGCACCTAGTGATGCATCTGACGTTTTAGAATTAGTATTTAGAAAAATAGATGGTAGCACAACCACTGACACAAGTATGACTAAAATATCACGATCAGAATATGAAAATATTCCTAACAAGTTTTCAACAGGAACACCAAGTCAATACTATGTGAGAAGAAATAGAGCTAATGTAGAAATAAATTTATATCAGACACCGGATACAACTGACACACAAGTAAATTATTTTTATGTTGGTCGTATTCAAGATGTTGGAGAATACACAAATGATCCTGATGCACCATTTAGATTTTTACCATGCACTGTTTCAGGACTTGCATATTATCTTGGTCAAGAAGTTGCACCAGAAAGATCACAAGAATTAGAAAGAAGATATGAGGCAGAATTACAAAGAGCATTGACTGAGGATAGTCAATCAACTTCTGTAAACATTGTGCCTCGTAGTTTTTATGTAGGTTAAAATGACCTTTGCAAATGGTAATCGTTCTTTAGCTATCTGTGACAGATGCGGACAGCAATATAAATATTTACAATTAAGACAAGAATGGAATGGATTATTTACTTGTCCCTCGTGTTTTGAACCTAAACATCCTCAGCTTGATCCACCATATCATCCTGCTGACCCAATAGCACTGAGAGATCCTAGACCTGCAAGACAAGAGCCAGTCGTGGTATTTGTTGGAGCACCAGGTGATTCAGCATTTGAGTCAGATGGAATGCAACCCTCTACACAAATCAGAGAGTTGATTATGGGTTCAAGTGTTGGTACAGTAAGCGTGGTAATATCATGAATTATTCTGAACTTTTAGACAATGTAAGAAACTATACAGAAGTGACATCTGATGTTTTATCTAACTCTGTTATCAATGTCTTTCTTACAAATATTGAAAATCAAATAGATAGGCTTATAGACTCTGATGCTCAGAGAAGATATGCGACTACTGCCTTTGAGGCCAACAATAGTTTTTTAGATGTATCTGGGCCAGAGGGTGGATTTAGATTTGCAAGAGGTTTACAAATACATGGTTCTGACGGAACTATATCTTGGATGGAGCAAAGAGATGCTACATTTATAGATGAATATGCAAAAGAAAGATCTACAACAGATACTGATTATACAGGTCAGCCAAAATATTGGGCAAATTGGGATGCAATAACACTAATTGTAGCTCCTACCCCTAACACTGCTTACACAGTAGAAATGTGGTATGACGAAACACCAGAGCGTTTAGGTAATGGGTCAGGGTCAACATCTACTACAACTTTTGTTTCAAACAACGCACCAGAGGTTTTATTGTATGGAGTATTATCTGAAACTTTTTCATACTTGAAAAATGCACAAGATATGCAATTATACACCCAGAAGTTCCAAACAGCTCTTCAAGCTTTTGCTAATGAGCAAATGGGACGTAAACGAAGAGATGAGTATGTAGACGGAGTGTTAAGAGTACCACTGCCATCTGCAGACCCTAAAGCCTAAGGAGGGCATAAAACATGGCAATAAACCAAGCAGTCTGTGCTTCCTTTAAACAGCAATTGCTTCAAGGGGATCATGACATTGATAATGACACTATTAATCTTGCTCTCTATACAAGTTCTGCAACTTTAAACGGAAACACAACAGCCTACTCTGCAACCAATGAAGTAGGTAATTCAGGAACATATGCAGCAGGTGGTGCAACTTTAACAGGTGCCACTGTTGGATTAACAGCAACAAGCGTTACAGCTTCAACAGCATTTGTTGATTTTGCAAATGCAAGTTTTACATCAGCAACAATTTCTGCTCAAGCAGCATTGATCTATAATAGATCATCAAGTGCTACTAATGCAGCTATTGCGGTTCTTGATTTCGGAAGTGTAAAGACATCAACAAACGGTACATTCACAGTCGCATTCCCAACTAACGATAAAGACAGTGCTATATTAAGACTAGCTTAATATAAGGAGTCTTTACCATGGCAGATGCTTGGGGTGAAAATAATTGGGGCGAAGGCGCATGGGGTCAACAAAGCTCGATCACAGTATCTCTTACTGGAGTATCGTCTACAACAGCATTAGGCACTGAAACTGTCGAAGCTGATTGCTTAGTCACATTAAATTCATTACAAGTATCTTTTGCTACAGGAACAGAAACTGTAGAAGCTAGTAGTTTAGTCACATTAGATTCACTTCAATCCACATTTACTTTAGGAACAGAGACAGCTTTTGCTGACGTAGTAATAAGTTTAACAGGTTTATCAACTTCATTTGCAGTAGGAACAGAAACTGTAGAAGCTGATTCTCTAGTTACATTAGACTCGCTTCAATCTACATTTAGTGTAGGAGCTGTAACGGTAGAGGGCTCATTAGATGTTACTTTAACAGGTATATCTATGACTTCTGCTTTAGGAACAGCAGTAGCTGCAATAGATATTGTAGCTAGTCCAAGTGGTTTGTCTATGACTTCTGCTTTAGGCACTGAAACAGTTGAAGTTGGCACAGGTGTTACTGTAAGTGTTACTGGTGTTGCGATGAGTTTTGCAACAGGCACTGAAACAGTTGCAGCTAGTTCATTAGTAAACGTAACAGGATTAGATTTATCAATAGTTACAGGAAATACTTTCCTCACACCTTGGGCGAATGTCGTCACAGGTGCAAGTAATACATGGACAGAAGTAAACGCAGCATAAAAGATGTTGCTTGGGTAATAAAAAAGGATATATTTTAAAGAGGTAAAAACATGGCAAGTACATATACATCTAGATTTAAACTCGAAAAAATGGAAACTGGCGCAAACGCCAATACCTGGGGTACTAGAACGAATAATAATTTAGACGTTGTAGATGCTTTTGGTGGAGGCTATATAGCAAAATCAGTTGCAGGTTCATCAAATATTACATTAACAACAGCCGATGCTGATGCGACAACAGAATCAGCTAATAGAGTTATTGAACTAACAGGTGCTTTAACAGGAAGTATTAATGTATTTGTTCCTGCTACAGAAAGTGAATATGTATTTTTCAATAATACCACAGGATCACACACATTAACTATTGCAGCCACAGGACATACTGCCAATGGTTTAGCTATAACTCAGGGAGCCTATTCACATGTTTATTGTGAAGGTACTGCAAATTTTAAAATTTATAATTCAGTTGATAAACTAGGAGCTACAACTTTTAAAGGAGATGTCACTGCTGGTGATTCCGGAGAAATTATTCTTAGAGGTAATGGTGCTGTTACCGCTACAACTTTTGTTGGTAGTGGTGCAAATCTTACTGGTGTAGAACCTTTTCCTTCAGGAACAAAACAAGTTTTCTATCAAGCATCTGCACCGACAGGTTGGACACAAGATACTGCAGCAGCTTTAGGCAACGCAGCTATGCGTGTTGTTGTTGGAACAGGTGGTGGCACAGGTGGTTCAGATACATTTCAAACAACTTTTGGTTCTAGTAGAACTTTGACTACAGGAGCTATTCCTGTTTCAGGATCTGTTTCTGTTTCTGGTTCAGTAGGATCAACAACTCTATCTGTGCCAACAATTGCCTCTCACTGTCACTGTTCTGCACAACCTAATAGAGATAACCCCTCAGGAAGTAGATCGGCAGGTTGTGGTGCTACAGGTGGTCATAGTTCTGACTTCCCAACAAGTGATAATGGTGGTGGTGGATCTCACACTCACCCTTTTAGTGTTTCAAGTTCATCTTTAACTAGCGCTGCGACAGCAGACACTCCCCTTTCAATTCCTGGTATGGATTTGAAATTTGCAAACGTAATCATAGCAGCTAAAGATTAGTGCCTATATTTGATCCAGACGGTAAATGCCCATTATTAAATAAGAAATGTATTAAACATCAATGTGTTTGGTATAATATGCTTCAAGGTAAAAATCCTCAAACAGGTTTAGATGTTCAAGAGTGGGGATGCTCTATTGCATGGATTCCCTTGTTATTAGTCGAAAATTCACAACAAATTATGAAGACAAGTGCAGCCACAGAATCATTTAGAAATGAAATGGTAAGATCAAACAATGTTATGACTAAAGTATTAGCGCATAGTGGAGATGCCAAAAAAGCCATGGCAACAGCACATTCTATATTTGAGGTAATAGGCAATCATCAAAAAGCTATTGACACTAAAGATGAAAATCTTGAAGAGGAAACCATTAGACAATTAAGTAATAATAAGGTAAAAGTGAATAAAGGAAAAAAGGTAAAAAAAAATGGCAACAACCGTAAACAATACAACAGTAAATAGTAGACTTACCGTAATTTTTGATGCGGGTGGACCATTGGATGGAGATGGACCTGCAAAAGGTACAGGTAACACTGAATCTGATGTGTACCTTGATAGTAAAACATATTTAAATCTTAGATCTCATACTGAAATTAATTCTGAAATACATGCTTTACAATGGGATGCAACCACTAATACAGGACACATTGAATATACTGATTCAAGAGATAACACTTCAATTTCATCATTACCTTCATGGGTGACAAATGTTGTCATAAGAGCAGAAGCTGAAGACAAATACGCCGCTGCTTATCGCACTGCTTATGATGCAGATTCAAATGCATATTCAGAAACTGATGACTCTTCTGCTGTTTCAGCAGGACAATCAGCAGGAGCTACTGCAAGAACAAATTACTTATCAGGACATAGTATTACTTACTAACAGTGAAAGAGTACATTTTAGAAGTAAAGAAGATCATACCGACTTCTCTTTGCAAAAAAATTATCCAATATTTTGATAATAACTATGAGGATGCCAGAACTGTTGGTGGTATCAATAAAAACACTAGAAACTGTTTATCTAGAGATATTGTTGAAACACAAACTTTTGGTCAAAAATTATGTTTTAACGCAGCAAGAGAAAAAATATTTGACTGTGTCGAACATTATAAACAAATTCATAAAGTAGAACCCGAAAGAATTTCACAATTAGATTTGTTAAAATACGAAGCAAATGAATATAAAGCAGGATATAATTTTCATGTTGATTTTGGACCACAGGCTAATGAAAGACATTTGTCCATATCTATTTGTTTAAATAATGATTATACAGGTGGAGAATTTGTTTTTGATTTACCAGATGGTTATAAATATAATTTACCTCAAAATGAGGGAGATGCTGTTATTTTTCCGTCAAACTTTATGTTTCGCCATCAAGTAAACAAAGTTATTAGTGGCACACGTTATGCTTTAATAAGTTGGGTGATATAATGCAGCCAATATTTATTAAAGAATTTTTACCCTCTCAACTTTTAAATGTCTGTCATAGTTATTGTTTAATTAAATATTCTAACAAAAAAAAATTTAACTTAGATTCTCAAACATCTTCTCTGGTGACAGAACACGGTGATTACTTAATGGAAACAATTATGGATTTAAGCACTCCTGTGGTAGAACAAAATGTAGGCAAAAAACTGTGGCCAACATATTCTTTTTTTAGAATTTATGATAAAGGCTCAGATTTACCCATACACATAGATAGACCATCTTGTGAGTACACAGTTGCTCTTTGTTTAGGATCTGATCCAGAAGATATTCCCTATGAAATATTTGTAGGGGAAAAAGATGAAAATTCTGATTATAAATATTTTGATGAAAATAGAAAACTTACAAGACTAAAAATTGATGGCAAATTTCCAATGCAAAAAAACAATGCTCTTATTTTTAAAGGTATGGATAAATTACATTGGAGAGAGATTTGTGAACATGACAATTTCATAACAGTGTTTCTACATTATGTAGACCAAGAGGGTGATTATAAAGAATACAAATATGATAAAAGAAAAATGTTAGGAGAATGAAGAAAGATCTCTATGTTCTAGATGGAGGTATTGGTAAAAATATTTGTTTTACAAGTTGTCTTGATAAATTAAATGATATTACCATTATGTCTACATGGCCTAAAATTTTTACCAATCACCCAAATGTTAATTTTGCTTATCATTATGATTTATGTGCCTGGAGAGATAATACGGAATTTTTAAATAAATTTAATGATGTATATCTTATAGATGGATATTCTTCTTATTTTTTAAAAAATAAAATTCATTTAGTTAATAGTTTTAGAAAAATTTTAGGTCTTGAAAATCTAAATGATTTATATAGCGAAATATATTTTACGGATGAAGATGATGAAAATATGCAACCATTATTGAATCAATTACAAAATTTTGTAATGGTACAATTTGTGGGTAGTGATGAATCCTATATGCAAACAGATTTTGTAGGATCAAGATCCCTGAGCAAAAAACAATCTCAACAAATAATAGACATTTTAAACTTTGATTTAAAACTCAATGTTCTTAATGTTTTTTCTTTGAAAAATTTTTTTGATAATACTTGTAAAATAGATATTAATTTAAATTATATAAATTATGCCTATCTTATTAAACACTCTGTCGGTTTTATTGGAATCGATAGTTCACTAAACCACATGTCATCTAATAAGTTTTGTCAATCAAAAGGAGTAGTTCTTTGGAATGATGACAATGTAAAAGAAAGATATTCTTATAAAAAAAACATAAATCTTACAACAAACACACCAAAAATAATGAGGTTTGATGTAAACACTGTTATTGATAATTTTCAAAAATTAATTAGTAAGGAGTAAAAATGATTAAACCAGAAGAAATAAAAACTAAAAACTTTAAAATATTTTTAGGAATGCCTATGTATGGAGGCATGCTTACAGAGGCTACTTTACACGGTTTGCTAGAACTTCAATCATGGACACAAGCTCATGGTGTTGGAATGAGAATACAAACTATGGGTAACGAAAGTTTAATAACTCGTGCTCGTAATACAATTGTATCTATGATGATGGATCAACAAGATTTTGTTGCTACACATTTATTATTTATTGACGCTGACATAGGTTTTCAATGGAGAAACATTGAAAGATTATTGTGTGCAGATAAAGATCTTGTTTGTGGTATCTATCCAAGAAAACATCTTTATTTGGAAAAAATAAAAGAAATTTTAGAAAAAAACCCTAATGCAACACCAGACGAGATAGAAGCTAAATCGCTTGGTTATAATATTAATTTTGATGATCCTCTTAATATAAATGGTGAACATGGTTTTTTTAAAGTTAATGAAGCAGCAACTGGAATGATGTTAGTTAAAAGACACGTTTTTAGAAAAATGTTTAAAAAGTTTCCTGAAAGAAAATATGAATCAGATCAAATAGTCAATGGCAACCCTTATAAATCAGACAATTGTTATGATTTATTTGCGGTTGGTCCTTACAAAACACAAACAAAAGAGGGTAAACCACAAATAAGATACTTATCTGAAGATTATTATTTCTCAAGACTATGGCAAGAATGTGGTGGAGAAATATGGGCAGACTTGTCAATGCCTTTAACACACTTTGGAAATAGAGCATTTAAAGGTCACGTTGGATCTCTAGTTGCCCCAAAATAAAACTTTACTGGGCATTCATGTAGGGCCACATGATGCAAATTTATCTGTGTATGATGGTAAAAAATTTCAATACTATAAATACGAAAGAGAAGCACAAATAAAAAGATTTTCTCCACCAAGAGAAATGACTCACAAACAAATAGTTGAGAATTTCTTAAAACAAACCAATACAAATAGTACAGACATAGAAGCTATTGCAATAGGAGATGCTAGTCATTGGCTTGGAGCGTCTGATCAAAAGTATGATAAAATAGATTATTTAAGTGACATATGTAATGAAGTCTATTTTGTAGATCATCACTACGCACATCACCTATCCCAATTTGAAACAAAAAAAAGTTGGGTGTTAGATGGACACTCAAATAGTCTGAGATATTCAAGTATAATTTACGACAACAAAATAGTTGATACATTAAAGGATCCTGAGCATGGATATTCTTTGGGAGAGTGTTTAGCAGAAGTTGCTTATCAACAAACGGGAGATGACCAGAACGCAGGACATATTATGGCTTTAGATTCTTTAGGAAAAACAAATAAAAAATATTTTAATAAGTATAAAGATTATCCCTTAGATAAATCTTTTATATATTACAGTTTTATAAAATATAATGTAGAGCATAGGCGATCTAATATTAAGTCTAATATTTTATATGATTATGTAAAAACAGTGCACGAAATATCTAAAATTAATCATTTAAAATACGCTAAAAAGTTTTTCTCAAAACAAGATAAATTTCTTTTTACAGGAGGAGTATCACAAAGTATTATTTTAAATACGCATTTTAGAGAACACTTTCCAAACATTGTTATTACACCACACGGGTATGATGGTGGTATATCATTAGGATTGATAAATTGCTTATCTAAAATAAAAGGGTGGGATTTGCCAAAAATTAAAAACTTTCCTTTTATACAAACTGATGAACATCCTGGCTTTCCTAATAAAAATACTATAAAGAATGCTGCTGAATATTTAGCAAAAGGTAAAATAGTATTATGGTTTCAAGGTAATGGTGAGATAGGACCAAGAGCTCTTGGTAATAGATCTATATTAGCTAATCCAATGATAGGTGATATGAAAGAACAAGTTAATGAAAAGGTAAAAAAAAGAGCTTGGTATAGACCATATGGAGCTAGTGTAATAGTAGACAAATATAAAGATTATTTTGATTTAAAATGGGAAAGTCCTTACATGTTATATCAAGCACAAGTTAAGGATAAACAAAAGTTAAAGTCAATCACTCATTTTGATGGCACATGTAGAATACAAACTGTGAGTGCGGATCATGAAGTATTCTATGACTTATTATGTGAGTTTGAAAAACTAACAGGTTTACCTATATTATTAAATACTTCTCTTAATTTACCCGGTAAACCCATAGCAGGATTTAAAAAAGATGCAAAAAGTGTATTTGATTCAAGTCAAGCAGATATGTTAGTGATGGGTAATGAGGTATATACTAGATAAATGATTGAAGAAATTATATATAAAGAATCTTGTTATATTAATAATTACACAGGAGATGATGTAATTATACAAAACCACATAGATCATCTATTAAGTTTTGATGAGGGAAGAGTAAGAAGTAATAATGGTGGATTTCAAAGTAATAATATTACTTTTGGATTTCACGATCTTATAAAATTTGCTTTAGAAAGTTTAGCTTCAATAGATGTAAAATGTCAATTAGCCTCTTTTTGGTTAAATGTAAATGATGGAAAATCCTCTAATCATCCTCATATCCACGAAATAGATGGGTGGTCAGCGGTATATTATCATAAAGTATGTTGTGCAAAATCAACACTTAATTTTCATAGTTTAGTCCCCACAATCATTAGAAATGAAAGTCACATATCTCCACAAGAAAAAATGATGATATTTTTTCCAGGAAACATACCTCATTCCGTATCCTCTTGTCATAGTGAAAATCACAAAAGAATTACACTCGCTTTTAATTTTATAAAATTATAGTATATTAGCACAATGCCCTTAGTTAATTTTAGACCTGCACCAGGAATCAATAAAGAAGTCACTGACTATACAGGAGATGGTATGTGGACTGATGGTGATAATGTGCGTTTTTTTCAAGGATTACCTCAAAAAATAAAAGGGTGGGATAAATTTATAGACACGACAATTGTCGGAGTGGCTCGTGATCAACATGCATGGGTTTCACTTGATGGCACAAGATTTAATGCTGTAGGAACAGATAGAAAGCTTTATGTAATAACTGAAGGTGAAGCACATGATATCACTCCTATAAGAGAAACACAGGCTCTTACTAATCCTTTTACTACAAATGCAACAACATCTGTCGTTGTAACAGATACATCACATGGAGCACAAAAAGGTGACTTTGTTACCTTTGATTCTTTTTCTGCCATTGATGGTCTAGATATGAATAAAGAATTTGAAATAACATCAGTAGCTAACAATAATGCTTACGTTGTTACTGCAGGTAGTGCCGCCTCAGGCTCGACATCGGGCGGCGGTGGAACAGGTAATGCCAAGTATCAAATAAGTATAGGGCCAGAATTTTCTGTTCCTGCTTATGGTTGGGGTACAGATACTTGGAGTTCAGGAACATGGGGATCGCCTTCCTCATCTTCTAATGTGACATTAGAAGCAAGACAATGGTCATTAGATAATTTTGGTGAAGATTTAATTGCAGTTGTATTAAATGGTGGAGCTTATAAATGGGACACATCAGGAGGCGTAGCAACAAGAGCTGTAGCTATCACAAACGCACCAACTAGATCAAGACTAGGTTTAGTATCTACACCTGATAGACATTTATTATTTTTTGGAACTCAACCGACCATCGGGGGAACTAATGCCCAAGATGATTTACTAATTAGATTTTCAGATCAAGAAGATATAGAAACATATCAACCTACGGCAGAAAACACAGCAGGTTCTTTAAGAATTGCTGATGGATCACGAATCGTAGCTGCAGAAAGATCAAGAGGTCAAATACTTGTTTGGACAGATACTTCATTACACGCAATGCAATTTATTGGTCCCCCTTTTACTTTTGGTTTAAGACAGTTAGGTCAAAATTGTGGTATTATAGGACAACACGCAGGTGTTGATATAAATGGTGTTAGTTATTGGATGTCACAAGATTCGTTCTTTTTATTTGATGGTACTGTTAAAAAACTACCTTGCACAGTAGAGCAATTTGTTTTTGATAATATAAATATTACTGGATCAGAAAATTCGTTTGCAGGACACAATGGTGAATTCAATGAAATTATGTGGTTTTATAATAGGACAGGTTCTAACACAGTAAATGCTGTTGTTGCTTACAATTATTTAGAAAAGACTTGGTGGATAGGAACTTTAGATAGAACTACATGGATTGATAGGGAGGTATTTGACAATCCTGTAGCCTCTGATTATTTACCTACAACTACAGCAAATAATGAAACTATTTCTGGTTTAACCGATGGAGCAACACAGATGTTTTTACACGAAGTTGGTAATAATGCAGATGGTTCGGCCATGACTGCTTTTGTAAAGTCTGGATCAGTAGAGATAGGTGAGGGTAATGACATGTTATTTGTTCAAAAACTTATACCGGATGTGCAAAATCAAGCAGGAACTTTGAATTTTAAATTAGAATTTAAAAACTATCCAAATACAAGCACTAGCACTACTAAGACAGCTACATTTACGGATGCTACTGAATTTGTTAGTCTAAGAGGAAGAGGAAGAGAATTTACTGTCAATGTTGTTTCTAACACAACAGGAACTGCGTGGAGGTTAGGCACACAACGATTTGACGTTCAACCAGATGGTAGAAGATAATCTATTAAAAAAAATTAACCAAGTAAAAGTTTCAATTAATGAAACTGATGTTTTTGATAGGCTTCTTGATAAATTAAGATGGCCAAAACAATATCCATGGGGACAACCAAGCATCGAAGCAATAAATGTTGATGGATCAAAAGACCAAAATTTTTTTGGCGATGATGGTTATGTTGATTCAGATGAATGCATAAAAAGATATGAAGAAGGTTATGCTTTAATACTTTCAAACATCGGTGGATTTACATTACAAACCTGGATGATACAACAATATCTAAATAAATATTTTAACAAAGAAATAAATTGTAATTTTTATTTCGGTAATGGCACTAAATCAATATCTTTTAAAAAACATAGTCACGACTATCCTGTCTTAGTGAAAAATATATATGGAACATCAAAGTGGATAATTGATGGAAAAGAAGTTTTACTTCAATCACAAGATGCGATTTGGTTTGATAGTTTTACACCACATGAAGTGGTAGAAATAGTAAATCCAAAATTATCAATGACTTGCAATATAGAATAAATTGACAACTCCTTTTACACAAGAATATTTATTTGAAATAAATGATAATTTACAACCTATTTTACAAAAAACTAAAAGCTATGAATACATTACAATTGATAATTTTTATAAAAGACCAGAAAATATATACAATTTTTTAAAACAAACTTGGGTACAAAATTGGAAAAAAGGTCACAACAGTGCAAATTTTGTAGAATATTATGATTGTAGATTACTTGTGCCTCTGCAAGAAGATAAAACTATTATGTTTTTTCAAAAATTACTAAATATACCTAATCAATATTGTGATGTTATTTCGACAAATATATTTAAATGGATAAATCCTCCTTCTCAAGATTATCAGTTTTCACCCCACCAAGACTTAGGTTTAAATATTATTGTATATCTTGATAAAATTAATTCTGGTGGTACAGCTTTATATAATAAAATGCCAAATTTGCACGTAAATGAGGATATTGATATACGATTTAATATAAAAGAAAATAATTTAAATTATGAACTTATACAGTCAGTTTTTAACAGATGTGTGATTTTCAATGGTCAAATTCCACATGGAGGTTATATTTCTAACCATAATGCTTACATTGAGGAAAATTGGAGATATAATGCTGTTTATTTTTTTAAAGACACACGATATAAGGAAGAGTAAGATATTAATATGGCTAAATTAACTATAACAAGATTTCCCGATCCAAGAGATGAATATGATAGAGAACAACAAGCAGAACTTATAAGACAATTAGAAGAATTAATACAACAATTAAACACACAATATACACAAGACACTCAGGAAGAAAATACCAGAAGAACATGGTTTTTAAATTAAATGGCGGACGTATTTAAAAGATTTATTGCAAATCTAACTACAACAGATTTGACTACAATATTTACAGTGCCTACAGCAAATGTAGCCGCAACACCTCCTACACCAGTATCAACTTTTATTGTAAAATCAATTAATACACATAATTATGATGGATCAAGTGCTGTAACAGTAAATATTGATCATAACAATGGCAGTGCAGATCTTCAAATTTTTCAGGTTGATGTGTCTGCCTCAGACACTAATACAATAAGCACAAGTATGGTCTATCAAGAAGGAGATAAAATGAAAGTACAAGCTAACGCTGCTTCTAGAGCGATGATCGAAGTATCAGTATTGGAAGTTAAACAACAACAGTAATGCAAATTAATTTATTTTCTATTCCAATTTGGGTAGGTAATATTGACTGTTCTAAAATAATCATAGAACATGAACAACCAATACAAGCTTTTGGTTCAGAAATAGAAAGCACACATAGGGTTAACAATAATATTACACCAGAGTCTTTATCTTATCTTTATAAAATTATAGAAAAAAATATTGCTACAACCATAGGATCTTCTTTTGAAATTAGACTAGATCATATTTGGGTTAATTATTATAAAGGTATTGATTTTCAAGAAGGTCATGCTCACGCAGGATCTGACATTTGTTTTATAATTTATAAAAAAATAATAGAGTCCAATACAGTTTTTAAAAATCCTAATAATATAACCTTAGGAAGTTATTATTTACACAAATATAAAATGCAAGATATCTTTGGAGGTCATGAATTTAGACCTGAATGTCGAGAGAATCAAATTGTTATATTTCCTGCTTTCTTAGAACATTATGTAAAAAAAACATCTAATGCTATAACAATAGCAGGTAATTTATCTATAAATATAAAAGGACAATAATATGTATTTAATATCAACAGTACCCCAAAATGTTACCGATGCCTTAAATAAAGTCATTGCAGAAAAAAATTTTAAAAAAGCACAACATGATTTAGCAGGTAATATAAAAAATGAATTTTTAATCCCAGACGGTAAACCACACGTCTTCCCTTTTTTATTTGCTTTAATAAAAGAACATAGCAAAAAATATCCACAATTTTGGCAACAAATGAGTGGTATGCAGAAAGAAAAAGAATTTACATTAGAGCTCTTTTCTTTATGGGTTAACTTTCAAAAAAAATATGAGTTTAATCCTGTGCATGTTCATGATGGTTGTTATAGTTTTGTAATATGGCATAAAATTCCGTACAAAATGGAAGATGAAATAGCACAATATCCTGATATGAAAAAAGAAGAAGTTAGAGCAGGGCACTTTACTTTTCTTGTCACAAATGAAATGGGTAGAATACAAACACATGATATACCTGTGGACAATACATGGGAGGGTAAAATGGCATTATTTCCAGCATCACTAAATCATCAAGTTTATCCTTTTTACACTTCTGATGAAGAGAGAATAACAATTTCTGGTAATATAGGTTTTCAATAATCGGTTGATTTATTAAGTTTTCGCCTATAAAACTATAGTATGGCGAAAATTATAGATGAACCTAAAATCTTGCGTTATGACTCGATTGACGGTGAAAAAGTCCCTGTTTATAGTGCTAAGGTAGAAACTACTATTACAAACACTAAAACAGGTCACGAATATAGTTCTCACGAGGAATGTCAGGCTGATATTGACAATCCTGCAACAGAAACCACAGAGGCAGATATAAGAAGAGATGTTCACGTAACAGCTCCTAATGTATTTGCTGGAGCACATACACTATCGGAGTAAAAATGTTTAAGAAGATTTTCTCAGCAGCTAAAAATTTATTACGAAGTCCTGTTGGGCAAGTCGGTATTGGATTACTTTTACCTGGTATGGCAGGCATGTCAGGTATCGCAGGTGGTATTGGTAGATTCGCTGCAGCGAATCCTATGCTAACACAAGCAGGTCTTGGTTTTCTTGGTGGTGATAAACCTGAGAATGTTTTAAGAAACGTGGCCTACGGATCACTGGCCAGAGGTATTGGTTCAATGGGCACACCTGAAGGATTTATGGGTGGTGTTAAGAGTGGTTTTGGAATGACTCCTGCTGGCGCAACAGATCCAATTGTAAAAAATGTTATAACTCCAGACGCTGGTGCTTATTTGGGTGAAGGATCAGATTTTGGTAATATTGCTAATCAATTAAATCCACAAACAATTGTAGAAAATCCAAGGAAGTTAGGGTTCTTACAAGGCTTAATAAAAGATACAAAAGTTATAACAAATGCAGATGGCTCACAATCCGTCGTTCCTGTCACAGACTTCTTTGAAAAATATGGCACGTTATTAAAATTAGGTACTGTTGGTGCAACTGTTGCAGCAGCAGCGATGTCAGATAAAGAAAAAGAATTTTTTTATGACCCAAATAAAAACCCTTATTTAAAAACAGGTAGTGCTGACAAAGACTTTTTCGAAAATATAAACCCTTATTACTCAATGAACACAGGTGGGGGAGTGATGGACTTTCCTGAAAAAGACGGTATGATTAATGGTCCAGGTGACGGTCAATCTGACGATATCCCTGCAATGCTCTCCGACGGCGAATTTGTAATGACTAAGCAAGCAGTAATGGCTGCTGGCAACGGTAATAGAAATGAAGGCACAAAGAAAATGTATGACATGATGAATTCATTAGAAGATAAAGCAAGAAACATGGGGATAGGTAGGGTCTAATGACACCAGAAGAATTACAAAAATTAATTGCACAACAATACGGTAATGTGTTGACTGCAGGTCAAAAGTTGACATCACAACCTAAACCTGTTCCAACTCAAACAGTTGTTCAACCTTCTGCTGCTATTGGTCAAGCTACTAATTTAGCTGCAAATGCTGCTACAACTGGACCTGACTATTTTGGTATGGGTGTAGGTGCACTACAAGGTGCTCAATCAGCCATTGGCAATGCAGCAACAATGTCAGGTCAAACAACCGGGGCCTACGATCCACAGTCCTATCAAGCTTTTATGGACCCATATCAAAAAGAAGTAATTGATCGTTACACTCAAGAAATGCAAAGACAGTTTGACATCACTGGTCAACAAAGAAAAGCACAAGCGATAGGTGCTGGAGCTTTTGGCGGTAGTCGTGAGGGTGTCTTAGAAGCAGAGGCACAAAGAGGTTTTCAACAACAATTAGGA